TATGTTAAGCATTGTCTAAGAGGGAGTTTGGAAATTTCATTAAATCTTCTAACGTCTCCTTGAGCGAGAGCATAGATAGATGAATACCATCCCCATCGTTTTCCGAATTGTGCTTGTTCATCAAACCCTGTACCTCCGTATTCTCCTCCAAATAATTCAGAGTACTGTTCATTAATTCGTGACCTAAATGATAAAAAAAAACCGTAGCTCCAAGAACTACATCAAGTGGCGCGTGTTTCATTACGTCGCTATACGTAATAGAACCATTGTATTCCTCTATCTGATATTTATCATTAACCTTTTTTGTAATAGGTCTGTAAAGTACCGCCATAGCTTTGTGCATCTCTTGCCAGTCGCTTATGTAAGTATCTAAATCAGCAAACTCTCCTTGTGTCATATCTTCTAAGTTTGGAATAAATCCAAATTCGACACCTCCCATTTTAAATCTAGGTATAAGCTTATGGGACACTTTAAACATCTCGTTTATTGAAGCCGTAATTTCCATTACTTGCTTATACTTAATGTTGGCAATGTCCCGTAAGTCTACACCACAAAAATATTGCACCATCTTTTGATGCAAAAACTCTGAATCCTCGTTAGTCTCAGCAATCTTTATAAATTTCTGATATTGCGCCAGTTTAATCTCGCTAAGATTTGTAGGGATAAATAATTCTAGCTTCATGTATTATAAACGTTATTTGTTAAATTTTGTATTAGTAGACGAAATACTTTCCTGAGTTAGGATTTGATAATTGGTAGAATACGTTGTAACGTATGGCATCGATAGCGTGGTTAAAGTTATCCACAACAAGTCCGGATTTTTTATCCGAGTAGATGTAGTTGTTAAGTTCTTTTCCAATGTTATGTGAATTAGATTCTATTACAAGTTCGTAATCTTGCATAAGTGCTAACCCTGCTGTTATGCTTCCTGCTCCTTTTGCTGTAGCAACTATATTGCAACCTTGTGATTGTAATTCTGCAATTAGCCTAGGCTCTGCACTATCTGCAATTATTAGACCTTTGCCACAAACTCTTTTATTAATCTGAGCAATCTCTGATGTAGTTAATTTAGGCTTATATAGATGTTCTTTAATATAGATTTTACGCTTAGTCTTATCTATTGCTACTTCTACTAAAGTACTAGGATCAATAGAGAATCCAAAGTCTTGGCCAAAAGATGTTTGCAATTGATCTGGATTAAATACTCCATAAGACCAATTAGTAAATACAACTCCTTCTGCTTTATCAAGCCATCCACCAAGAATCGTGTGTTGAAACTTACGCTTATTCGTGCGTTCTAAAGACTCTATTTGATTTAGAAATGATTCACTAAGATATTGTATATTATCTTTGTAGGTCGTATGTATGTAAGTGGTATCACCATTTGTAAGTGAACTACCATCTGCTACGCCTTTCTCTTCAAAGAATCTGTTATAAATAAAGTGTTCTTTAGTAGTAGGGTTTAGTATTAGTATAACTCTATTTTGCCTATAACTATTACGTATAGAAAAGTCTATTTTATCAAATACGTCTTCGTCTACTAATTCTTCTGCCTCATCTAAGACAAATGTAGTTACGCCTGAAAGTGATTTTAAGTTTGCGGTCTGTGTTCCACTAGAAGTCTTTATGCCTTTAAATAGTATTTTTGAATTAGTCCTAGTGTTAATGATCTCATCTTTAGTTATGTAGAAGTCTGACTCTAATCCAGCCATTTCTATCTTTTCTACAAACTCAGGTATAATTGATATGTGAGCCGATACTAATGTGTATCTAGTAAATAGTATTACGTGACCTACTTCGTACGTTAAAAGCAAAAGGAAGGAGTTTAAAGCAAACGATTTGCCCGAGCCCCTCCCTCCAGTAATTACAAAGTACCTACTATCGCTTTCGAATAGCGGAACGTATTTACTATTTAGCTCTATCACTGAATTTAACAATATCCTTAATGTCGAAGTCGTTAATCGTGTGTACGTTATTTTGATCTACAACTTGCTTAGGCATACCATATTGATATTGAAAGAAAAGTTTAACTGCCCAGTCTTTGTGATCTTCTAGTGCTTGAGAAAGAACCGCGAAAGCTTTAGGTTCTAATGGGGTTAATTTCTCGACTAGGCTTTGCTCTTCAGCTTTAGACTTACGGCCTGCTCCTTCTCTTGCGCCTCCTCTTTTGTCAATCTTTTCCATTGTTTCTCCTATTGTATAAAAGTGAATCGTTAATAACTATGCACATAATAAAAATTGCATAATCTGTTTTATCAACTGCTATAAAATATAGTGATAATATTTGCAACAAAATATTAACCCCTATTGATAATTTATTTAGCATTATCCTCTTCGAATACGTTATAAACCTGTCTAATTTGAGAAATATAATCTCTCCAACACGAAGCGCAATTAGAAGATTCTAAACGAAAGTTAAAGATTCTAAAATAAATATCCGCTAATTCCCATTGTACTTGTGGAACTATTTCGTTTTGTGGTTTAGAGAAAAACTCCTTTAGATATTCATAGTCCTCTTGAACCAAACATTGTGGTTTACGATAAGACCAAAGTTGATTTAGCTTTTCTTTACGTTCATCGCATCCGCAGTCCCAGTCTAATGCTTTAGAAAGTAGTTCTACTCCTGCTTTAATTCCTGTTGCTTCGGTTATCGCCTCGATAGTATCACCTAAGCCTTGTGGTTTTCTTTTTGCCATTCCTTTAATTTTTGTTTACATTTTTTAATTGTATTATAAACACTCATAAAACCTATATTTGTTTCTCTAGACAGTTTTCTAATAGAAATTTTATTATTAACCCAAATCATGAATAACTTTTTATCGTACCAATCCCATGTGTCAATAAAATCAATATAAGGTTGCGCTAGTTCTTGTACTAATTCGTCGCTTTCTTCTTCTTTTAAATCGTATTCTATATCTTGTGTTATTTCAACTTTAATAACTTTCTTAGAATGTAACTGCATCGTAAGACTTCTAAGCGTATAATAAAAATAAGCCTCATTAATATCTTTTCCATAAACTTTTATGTATGCTTCTTGTACTACATCTTCTGCGTAGTTTACCTCTCCAAACTTTTTGACAATATTAATCCAATGTTTGTGTCTAGAGTATATGTGGTCCATTAGAGCAAGTAAATGTTTTCAGCAACTAACTTCCAATAAATCTTATCGTCGATCCTGTGGTTATATTCTCCAAATAACTCACATAACCATAACGCTAACTCTTTAGCCAGGTTTTTGTTACCCGTAAAGTAATAAGCATTATTTAAAATCGATTTTGCTCTTTCGTCTGGCTTCATTAGTCCATCCATTTACCGTGCTTAAACAAATGCCAAGTACGGTGCTTTAAAACTTCTATAATAAGTTGCCAAAAAGTGTCAGCATCATAGAATCCTGCTCCTTTTACAATTAGTTTCATCATATTGATTTGCTTATCTCTTTATTAATATACCATCTAGCTTTCTCTAAGTCTTGCTTTCTATTGCCTTTCTTATCTGCTCTTAAGATATACTTAATTGCATTGCCTAGAGAAAAGTTTAATTCAAAGGCATCAATAATATCAATTACTTCTAAACCTTTACCTTGATAATGCTCAGGATGGTTAACTAAACTAAGTCTTTCGTGTGGTTCTACGTAGTTCATTGCATTCTATTTTTGCCAATATAAAGAAAAAATATGAATAAACAAAATTTTTAACTATTTATTTTTCAATAATTTATACTAAATTAAATAAAATTTAATCAAAAAAGTAGATTTAACTATTTGTATTGATTATTTAAATAGTTCTTTATTTCTCTTACTCTTAAAAATGCTAACTTCCTTAATGGATCTATGCTATACAAGATTCTATGCTTTTGCGATCTAAGGCATTTATGTAAGTCATCTATAATAACACCTTCCTTTAGTGTAAACTGTTCGTTAGGTTTAAGCAATTGAGCATCTAACCATTTTATTGCTTGTAAGTAATTAGCATTAGACATATTTATAATTTTCTTATTTCAAATTCTATCCTTGGGTTATTTTTATCTATAAACTTGTGCATTAGTAATGAATAACATTGCCTATCATTTTCTATTACTTTGCAAGTTTGTAAGCAATCTAGTATTATTTTTGCAGAATTATCAAGATCAGATCTGTTTGATTGAAAATATACAAAAATCTCAATGGCAAATTTATCTTTAATAGGTTCTATAAACAAATGCCTATGCTGTAACATTTTAAGATAAAAGAAATGTTCATAGTCTTTAAGCTCTTTAGACTTATAAAGCCTATTGTTTCCTATCTTATAACCGTTAGATTTACTTGGTACTTGCCCGTGAATAGTTATCATTTATCCTTTACAAAAGTTCCATTCTCCATTTTGCCGGTTCTTTTAGAAATAACTTCGTAAGCTGAATTAATGCACTCTTCTATAGTATAACCTTTTAGTGCTGCTAAGTTAGTTAGTACTACTACGCAATCACCTATTGCATCAATAAATTCTACGTCATCATTCTTTAGAATTGCCTTTGCTAGTTCTCCTGTTTCTTCTAATAACTTAACGTATTGTGTTTTAGGATCTCCTGCAGCATAAATTCCTTTGTCAAATGCCCACTTTCTAATTGGATCAAATTCTTTTTGTAATTTCATTTCTATTTGTTTTTTAAGTTAAAATGTCTTTGATAGATATGCATGTTGCATACGAAGTGTGTGTAAATACCTAGATCTAGTGCTAATTCTTCTGCTACTAGCATCTGTAATTTACTAAAGCAATATTGATCATTACAAAATCCATATACTAGATCGTTGCTTCTCATCATTACTTGCATGTTTAGTTTGCCATTAGTTATGTAAAAATTGATAGCGTAAGTACATACTGTGTCTTTAGAATATAAGAAGATCTCTTTTCCGTCATATAAAGATATGCTAGCTTTTCTTGTAGTAGGATCTCTTTTTAAAAGATCAATAACTTTATTCAGTTGGCTATTTCTGTTCCATTGATAACCATAGTTAGAGTTAACATTTCCATCTTCGTTCATCATGGATTTCCAGATAGATGCTCTTTCTGATATTGCCTCTGCATTTGGATTCCCTGATAGATACCAGTCCCATTCGTAGTCTGCGTAACTCTTGCTCCACTTTCTATAAGAAGTGTTAATAAGGTTTTGATCAGGATTTTCTATTTCAATAAGAGTGTTAAATATCTGCTTAGTTCCGTTATCACAGTCTTCTCCATTATTTATAATCTCATCAAATAAGATTTCAAATGCCTCCTCGGCTGTTTTTGTTTTTATAGTATACATCCTCTAAAGTCTTTTAAGTCGTTCCAATCTCTGTATGAATCAATTAATGTTTTATCTATTGTAGGCTTCTCTGATTCTCCTGCTACGTTAAAAAACCAATCACCTTGGCTTCCAAACTTAGTAAGGTATTCCCATCCTTTTGCGTCATAACTATTTTCGCAATTAAACTCCGATGGAATAACATCTGCTCTTGAATCAAATGGTTTGTGATAAGTATAGAAGTTTGCTTTACCTAATTCGCCGTGCTGTATGTTTCTTGATACTGCAACTGCATGAAATACTGTATTAGGTAGTGCAATTTGCAAGCTCCTTGATAAAACTCCTGTAGATATAACTGTCCACATAGTTTTAGGCTTTTCTTTATTATCAAAGAACTCATGGATAATTTTAACTCCTGCCGCTATTACATAAGGATGATTTAAGCCTAAAGGTATAAAGTAAGCTCCTGTTGCTTTAGCATATTTCTTAGCAATTACATTTGCGTTAGGCATTGCAGCCACTCTTAGAAATAATGGTTTTGCTCCGTACTCGATACATAACGCTTGGTGATCACTTACTTCCTTTGATGCTGGCATAACTAAAGTAAGATCTAAGTTGTACTTTTTGCACAAATAAGATAGTGAAATGCCTGCAAATCCTCTTCTTGGCTGAACGTAAATAACTTCTTTAACACCTTGCTTAACTAACTCTTGTATTAAGAACTCTCCTGATCTAGCTTTGTAGCCAACAGGACATACGACTGATTCGTCTATAACATTAAATCCATTTACATTTTTAACATTAAAGTCTTGAAATGATGATTTAAAATCTTTTGTTAGATCTAAATAGTCTGCTAGTTGCATGTCTTTTAGATCGTTATTTGCGATACCGTTTTGTTTGTTAAGAAACATTGTTTTTATAGGTTATGTTATTATTCATTAAGATATGATCACTTGATTGGAAGTTATTGATATATCTTATAAAGTCACATGCAACGTCTTCCATATCATAAGGTTTAGAATAATTGCCTGTTATTTTACAAAGATAACGAATTGCTTGATCTTGTTTCATGTTTGGTAGAATTAATTTCAAACATTTTTTTGCATTAGATCCTACGTAAACGTCTGAGTCCCTATCTACTAAGTAAGGAAAGTACTCTGCTAAATCCATTGCAAAGGCAGTAAGAACAAAGTTTTGACGCATATATCCTCTTTCTTTTAGCCACTTGTTTCCTACATCAACTACGTCTTTAATTCCTACATAATCGGTTTTGTTTATAAAATCCTTAATGTGATATATTAAAAGCATTGCATCATTAAGAACAAAATTCCTAAGTCCTCCTTTAATCATAGGAAGTAAGTATCCTTTAACGTCACAAAACTTATCGTCAGGCATAAAGTACATCCATTGATTTCTATCGTCAATACCGTTTCTTAATAGTTCCGCAATCCAAAAGTTACCAAATCCGTGAGTGCCCCAAGGTTCGTCAGTTGTTTTAGGCTTGTAGTTAATGCCTGAGCCGCACAATCTAAACAAGTAGCATAGATCTATAAAGTCTTCTTTAGTTACATTGTTAGTAACAAAGTTTATACCATTTCCTTTAGGATCTTTCTCTTTATGTACTATTGCTTCTAGTAGTGAACTAAAAGCTGCGTACTTTCTATTAACAACATCATAAATTGGAACATGCCAAATAAGATCGTCATTAATATCTTCTTTAGTATATGATGCTCCTTCGAACTTATGTTCTTGCATCATTTTTGCTTTAGAATAATAATCCAGAAAAGTATTGATCATTTCCATTGATATAGTCTTTAATGTTTAGATAATTTGCAGGTCTAATGTGTACAGATTGCTTTGCTTCCATGCAATCAAAAGAAAAGTTGTTGTAGTCGAAATCCCAAGATAAGCATTTAAAATTTATGTAAGCAGCACACATACTCCTTAGTCTATTGTTAAAATACTTTACTAATTCTGTTCTTGTTTGCCTAGATCCATATAAAGGTTGGCCTTTATATAATCCAGTACCTGGAAGTTTTCTTGATTCGTCTTCTATAGGAATTAACTCTACTAAAGTAACTGACTTTAAATCAAGTTCATTTAATTGATTTTCTAATTCTTTGATCAATTTATCAATACCTTCTTTACCAAATTTATGTAAGTGGAATCTAATATCTATATTTCCAGCATAGAAAACTAATGTATTAACGCCTTTAGGAATAAAGTTCTTAATACCCATTTTAAGAAATCCATGCAAAGTCTTACCATCGTTTCTACTAATTGCATATCCTTTTTGATAAGCAGACAATGAGTGGCTATCTCCTAACACTAAACTATTACTTACTTTGCTTAGATCTATTACTTCTGGGTTTCTAAAGCAAATATCTAAATGCTTTAATTCTTTTCTTTTACTTAAAAGTAAGTTGTAATCAATAGGAGTATTAACACAATACACTTTTCCTTTAAACTCGGCGAATCTAATTAAAGAATCAATTTGTCTATCTTGTACACCTCCAAAGAAATTAAAGACGTTTTCTCTGTAATTTACACCTTCGTTAATTACTAATACGTCGTAATCCTCAAAGTAAGTATCATTGTCTACAATTTCTACTCTAGCATTAAAGTATGTTTCTAAAGCAGATCTACTTACGTAGGTCCATCCTGCATTATGTGAACTAAGCCTAGTGCTTAAGTTGTTCACAATACCAATCATTCCGATTTTCATGTTATTTAGATTTAGTTATGTAATTATTCAATGAACCTAAGTAAGCTACAGCATCCAAAAGATTATCTTCTTTGTAATTGTAACTATGTCTTGATAGTTTTAGTGCTATCATAAATGCATACATGTCTGATCCTGTAATGTCTTTACCTGTCATTCCTGATGCAATTGCTGCTGCTCTATCCATTCCATCTTCAAATGGACCGTACATTCTTTCTTTTTCTTCAGATCTTTCGTTAATGATCTTGTTTGCTTCTATTAAGATATTCATTATGGTATAGGTTGAATTTGTCCGTTTTCGTCTAAGTAAGCTTTAAAATCTGCTAAATTTTCTATAAATTCTTTGTAACACTGAGCTTTACAAGCAATTATTAATTCATCTTTATTAACAAATTTGTTTACAAGTGTACTATAAATACGTCTCTTATCTTCTTCGTTTGCTTCGTAAATTTGGAATTTAACAATGTAATCGTAAAGAACATGTAAGCCTCCTGCTATCCAATTCATTTTAATATTCTTCTCTTGACATCTAATCATTTCTTGAGAATACATGTTTGCTGAATTAATTGCAGCTATCTTTAAATCTGCATCACTAGGTATTTCTGGTATTACTTCTTCTTCTTTAACAACAGTTATAGTCTCTTGTCTAGCGAAATCTACGTAAGCTTTCATAATTCTACCAAAGTATTCACAGGAGAAGTTTTCATAACACTTAGCGTCTATTCCTAGTTTTCCTGCAACTGCCCATTCAAATGCTAATTTGATTTCTTCTGGAGTTTGATTTCCAAAGTTAGATCTTATAAAATTTAACAAGACAAACTTTTCTTCTTCTGATGGCATATTATTGCCTCTAAGACCTACTAAAACCATTGCATAGCGTAACACTTGCTTTAGGTCCTCTTCGTGTCTTAAGCGTAAGGTTTGAGTGCTCTGCGCGGTTACTATGATGTCAGCAGTTGCGTTACCAATTTTTAATTGCTGCCATTCTTGCTTCTGAAGTCCCGAGTTTCGGTTCGTTGACTGAAGTTCCATTGTTTTTAAATTTAGAATTGTTATTCATCCAGGTTTTTATTCTTCTGCTAATATCAAAAAACTTTTCCATTTCCCAACGCTCTTTGCCTTTATTATTTTTTTCTGTCCAATAAAGCGCAAAGTTCATATACTCTGGTCCTAGGTCATTAGCAAAAGGCATTAACAATGCGTTAAAATCTCTTTTACTTTCATTTACTTTATTTTCATTTTCTTTACTTTCCTTTTCTTTACTTTGTTGAACGGTCGTTGAACGGTCGTTAAGCATTCGTTTCTCGGCCGATGCTCTTCCAGCCATTTTTCTTTGCTCTTTCATTTTAAAATAAGGCTCTAAATAGACGATCATTTTAGGTGAAAAAAACTTTTTTTCTTCGTCAATTTCAAACAATTCGTAATTACAAACCGCTACTCTAACTTTTGCTTCTGATACTCCAAATTCTTCTGCTAGTAGATCTATGTCTTCAAGTGGATACATTAGGTCTTGTTGCTCTCTAAGCGTTTCTAGCAACATAAAGTAAATGCCATAACCTTCTGTTCCTAACTCTTTTCTAAGCCTTCTGATCTTACGATCATGTCTGGCGTTACAAAAATGAGGAAAGTAAAATGCTTCTTTTTCCATATATTAAAAATAAAAAAGCCAGCTACGTGAGAGAGTAGACTGGCTTAGTTGGTTTTTTAACCCTTAATTACCGATTCGCTCTCACCCGTATCGCTAATTATTTACAAATATAAATATTTTTACCTATTCTTGCACAATCTTTTTTCAAATATTCCTGAAAAATGTGGGAAATCATGCTCAAACTTTCTAGCATAATCGGCGCTATAATTGTTATTAACTTTAAATTCATCTGTTTTTTTGATCTTAGATTCCCATCTAATGCGTTCAAAAACTGATTTAGCTCCTACCTTTAATTGTCCTGCTACAATCATCTCATGAGTATAGTGAACAAACTCTTTATAGATTCTAGGATTTCTTTCTTGGTACTGTTCGAATGTTTCTCTCATCTGTTTTTACAAGTTTTAGTTTAATATAGTTTTTATTTAATTCTTTTGATATGTGGTCTTGCCACTGATTAAAGGTTATTTTTTGCATATTAGTTAGTATTTATTAAAGCGTCTTGTACAGCTTCCCAGTAGTCTAGATCTTCTCCTAATGTAACTCCTACTAAAAGATCTATATGCAATATCGCTGAGGCTATTGCTTCCTCTTTGCTTTTCTTTGCTCTAACCTGTGCATTAGTGAAATGCTTAATTAGCTCGGTTGCTTTTTGCTTTGGTGTCATAGCTTAAATAGTTTATTAATGTTCCAGTTAGGAATACCAATTGTCTTGTTTACAATTGTAGGATGGTTAAAAATTAACGTCCTATCACCTTCTGTACTGTTGATTAATCTACTTTCAAAGACATCATTATAGTTGCCTAATTTGTAGTCAACTTGATATAATGCACCCATTGTTAGCTTGTAGTTTTTAACTTCGTAGATGTTAATAGCTCTACCGCTTTCTGCTTTTAATACTTCAATTACATTTCTCATTATTTTACGTTTAGTTCTTCCATTATTAATTTTATTTCTTCCATTACTTCAGGGTAATTAACTTTACCATAAACAGTTTGCTGTATAATAGGTAGTGTCCATTCCCTAGCACTAAAAGGCTGAATACCTTTAGCATTTAATCTTTCAGCACAAAGCTGATATAAATTCATTTTTTTTATCTTCTGCATTTTAAAAATTTTTATAAGGCTCAGAGCCTATTACTTTATAACCTTGCATTAATTTTTCGTCACAATACTTAGTGTAATCCTTACTAGATTTAAATCGTTCTATAACCGTTGAATAACCTCCTAAAGAATACTTTAAATCTAATTTTAAAACCTGTGGGTAGGGTTCTACCATGCACTGTTCATCTACGACTTTGTATCCTTCTAAAAGCCTTTCATTTTCCCAAGCCTTATAATCCGATTTGGTTTCAAAGCTTTTCATCCAGCTATTAATATCACCTTCGCTGTTTTGCGTTTTGAATATACTTACTTCTTTATACATGGCTAGAATGGTAAGTCTGTTATGATCTCTGGAGCGTTTTGTCTTGGCATATCAGAATCGTAGATAACTTTGCCGTTACCAATATAAACCTTAGGCGTTTTAGCTTCTCTCTCTTCCTTAGTTTGTGAAACCCAAATCGATGCATTATTTCCATATTGATCTGGTACGTCATTTAAAGAGATCGTAATGTTTACTGACTCTTCGCCAGTACGTTTGTTAGTGTAGTGAACTAAACCTTGTAATTTAGATTTGTTAATCTGTGAGTTAATTAGCTTTCCCATTTTATTTATTGATTTGTTGTTTACGTGATTTAAATGCCTCTAGATCTGATGGCGTTAATGTACTTTTAAATGAATTGTAAAGCATTGTAAGTTCTTCTTCAGTATGAACATTTGTAAGCATATCTAATCTAAACTTAGGGGTTTGAGTCACAGGAGTAGAAGACCCTGCCGCATCAGTATCTTTATCAGTTACTAAACCTAACATAGAACTTAAAGCATAGCGCCTAAAGTAAGTAACGCCTGAGCCATAGCTTTGATACTCGTTCATAGCACCTAACTTTACTAAAGGAATAGGTGTGTGACTTTCCATTTGCTCTCCAGATTCTACATGAAATAGAATAGTTTTAATTCCGTTATCTTGCAAAAGTTGGGTAAAGCAAAGCTTGTGCTTTTTAAGTAGTGGATTAATTACACTAAAGATCTGAGGTAGATCTGCGTAAGTGTAGTTGTGACCTTTTGTATCCTTGTGGATAATAGGACAATCATTTTGAAAGTCCGATAGTGCTTTAATTAGATTTTTCATTTGGTAGTTTGTTTAGGTATTTAACTTCAAGTAGTCTAGAATCTGATTTAATCATTTCGTTGTAAAGTAAATCTTTTACTTCCCACAACTTAGGATCAAATGACCACGTCATTGTATAGTATCCTGCTTTATCTTTAAATGATGCTTTTATGATTTGCATGGCTTAGATGTTTTGGATAAAATAGATGACGTAAAAAGTAAGGTAGGCTACTGCTGAAATCATGATTGCTCCAGCGATGTCGTTTTTATCGACTTGTTTAAGATGTTCTCTCATTTTGTTTTTGTTTAGAATTGTTTTACAAATATAATAAAATCTTTTTTAAATTTATTATTTTGTGGAAGTATCCGCTCCCACTCGGTATTTATTTTTAATAGTGTTGTAATCCACAGAAATCTAAGACGCTTTCTTCAGGAAAAAAATTACTACCATTTATTGCTAGATCTGTATCTGCGTAACAATCGCAAACTAATTTCTTTTTTACTAAACTACCAATAATTCCCTTTTCGCTATTAGATAGATTTGCCATATAACATTCGTTATCATCAAATCTATAATATTCAACAATAGTAGTAAGCATTTCAGTTTCTAAATCTGTTAAATTAAACTGAGATTGTAATTGATTTAAATTTTTCATTTTTTTATAGTTTAGATATTGCCGGAGAATCCGCTCCGGCTCGGTAGTTAATTTAGTTTTGAACTTCAACTTTTGTGTTTAATCTTTTTCTAAAAAAAAAGTTTCCATCATATGGATTTGGAGATATTCTTTTTGTTCTAAAAGTAATAGCTTTATCTGTTACAAATGTAATTTCCGTAACTTCTTGAATTGAGCTTATGCTTTGAAACTTGTCTCCTACTTTTAAATTTTTTGCTTCAGTTGTCATTTTATTATTGTTTAGAATTATTCGTTGTTGTTAATACTGTAAAGGTAACATGTTTGCCCCAATAAAAAAAATCTTTTTTAATCTTTTTTAAATTATTTTAGCAATTATCTATCCAGTGGTAACAAAAATGCCCCTAGACAATATCCAGAGGCATTCGGTACACAATTCTAAACCTATAAAACTTGTATGAAAAACAATTAAATCTACACAATTCTCCCGTCTTTTATCATTATATTGGAAACTTTTGTTTTACCTTGATCAATATCTACTATTGCAAATCCATTATTATGCTGTGCAAATGGATAGTATTTAGGACTTAACTGAGTTAAACAACCTGTAGAGTATGTATGAAAGAACTCTTTAAACCCATTCTTTTTAGTTGTACTAGTAGTTCTATGTACGTGACCTATAATTGTATTGCAGAATGTTTTGTTGAACGTAGACTGCGAAGGATTCATCCCTCCTGCCATTAATTCGTGACCATGAAGTATTAATAGATCACAAAGTTCAATTCCTTGCCAGTCTGGTACGTATATTAAATTAAGTTTGTCTAATCTAAAGAACTGCTCAAACTGCATTTCATGTAACTGACTAAATTCTTCTGCTTGTTCATTAAGATACCTTTGCCAACGATTCTCGTGGTTTCCCATCTTATAATAGATTGGAATAGTAGGGAATAGATCTCTAATCTTTTGTAAAAAGTTACGGCCCATCTCTATTTCTCTAGGAAAGTCTCTAAGATCTTTTTCTTTCTCATGCCGACTTATTGCGTAAAAATCGAATACGTCTCCGTTTAGAATTAAGCAATCGATCTGTTGATCTCTTAAATATTTAATTGCACAAGTTAATGCACTAAGAGAATGATAAGGTACGTGAATATCAGAAAGTATTCCTACCTTTTTAAAGTCATCTGTAATTTTTAGGCTAGTATATTCTTTGCCTAAACTATCTTCTATTCCAAAATTATCTACCTCGCTAAGATCAAAAGATTCAATTATAGCGTTTGGTCTATTCTTTTTAAAATGTTCTGATCTAGCTTTAACAGAAATACCACATCTACTTAAATGACGATGAAAGTTTTTTTGAGATTCAAATCCATAACTAGAAAAGTTTTCTTTCTCAAAGTCAGCACGTGTTAAATTAACCGAAAAGAAGTGGTCTTTAATTGCTTGTGCTTTGCTATTTAATTGCATTTAGTCCGTATTTAAGATATACCCAAGCTAGTAAAGCTAGGAACTCTATTAATAAAAGCCAAACTACCCACATAGGCACTCGCTCTTTTATAACTTCTTTGTCTCTATATTCAATCCATTTAACCTTTGAGTTACGATAGTTATTCTCTATCTCGTTACGCATGGAATCTAAATCTATTTGAGCTTGAATATTGCCACCTACAGAGCGGATAATTACCCGACCCTGTGGAGTTGCTATCTTGCTATAAAAGTTTGTTAGAAGTCCGGTAGAATCGCAAGGGCTTACGATTGTTAAGGTATCGTGAAAAGCCTTGTATTTCTCTATCGTTTTCACGGTTTGTATAGTATCGATTCTAACGAGTTCTTTGTACTCGGTTATAGTCTTACTAGGCTTGCATGAAATAAACGCAACACAAGCCAAAAGAATAAGTAATTTTTGCATGATTATGAGAAGTAAAGGTTTGCCTCCGCTTGACGTCTTCTAGTTAATCCGGCTAGAACCCGACCGGCCGACTTATTCCATTTAAGAAACTCATCCGCTATGGTTACGTCTTTAGGGTTAGCGTTTACCTTTTTTATTAAGGTAGACTTTTGAAGGTTACCCGTGCCTACATTATAAGCAAAAGATACCAAAGCGTCGAATTGAGGTTGAGATATATCATCCCTACAAAATGAGTCAACCGCTTTTTCATAAGTAGATAGTGTATTTTTTAGAAGCTCTTCAGCTTGTTGCGGTGTTAGTTTAGAATCGTTGAGTGTAACTTTTTTCCCGTTCGGATTATACGTTGAAGCGGAGCCAATCGTATTTATACCCCCAGCACAGATGTACGGGACTAGGCTCAAGCCTTCAAACTGCTTTATTAGGTCTACCCCTTTTTGGCTTAACTTGGTTATTTTCATCTAGGATATTTAGTTTAGATTTAAGCGTAGAATTTTCGCTTTTAAGACTATGAACCTCGGCCGTCAATATGTCGATTTTATCACTTAACTCTTTTACTTTGTCGCTCATATCTTGTGCCAACTCCCTCCATATTTTGACCGCCTCTTGCGTGTTTGACAACTCCCCTCCTTGAATGTCTACATTTTCTTTTTTGCGTGTGCTAAAGTATGTCGCTAAAGAAGCTACTAAAGCCGTTAAAATGTTTGTGAACCAATCAGGAAGGGAGTGTAACACCGCTAGTCTTTTTTAAGTTTTTGTAAAATTTGCGCCTTTGCAATGATCGCGAAGTTTTCGTTTTCCTTTACAAAGTTTCTAAATGTATCCTGGTCGCTAGAGTCTAAATCTAACACCTCGCCTTTGTTAAGTGCTAAAGCCCACTCCCAAAACTTAAGAGCATCGCCCTTAGATTGTTGAACAAGTGAGTTAGCTACTAGCTTGCCGGCGTTGGCATTGTCGATAGACTTACCGTCTAAATCGACTAGGTCAAAGTTTAAATCAATTTTCATTTTTTTGTTGTTTGTTTCACTATAAACGTAAAACGCAATTTTTTGTTTCTAATTATGCCCATGGAAGCGGATAAGCCACAATCGGAGGGTTTAAAAAGTTCTGAATCTGAGCATCTAAATTCGCTTCGATTGCCTCAGTGTCCAAAGAAGCTTCTAGCCAGCCTTCTACCATTTCCTTTGTAACCTCATCGTAAGGAGTGAAGCTCGCTTCGTGTGGTGTGCCTACGGATAACGCTCCGTAAGTGTCAGCCATAAAGTCTTCGTACTGCTTTTGCGCACGGTAATGAATTACGCTAATTACTTTGTCCATCCCGTCAATTGAAGGGATAGAGTCTAATTGTGAAATTACCCAGTTGAATGCCATATTATTTGTTTTTAAATTATTAAACTATCATTAATACCCCAGCAGATTTATAAATATCGCCACTTGATAAACCAGCACTTGAAGTCGGTACATTTGTAAAATTAATTACTCCAGTAGTTTTTATTGTCATTGCTACACCACCTAATTGATTAGAATAAAATTGCAAACCGTTTGCTGCGGTTTGAGCATTCACTCCAATATACCAAGCGGATGAACCTCCATTAGCTATACCAATTGAAAATGGATTATTTGAATTAAAGAAAGCTCTGGTATCTGCACTACCATTTCCTACTTGAAAGGTAAATACAGATGCTGTTGAAGTTGTAGTGCCTATTAAAACATTTCCAGCCGAAGTGATTCGCATACGTTCGGCAGCTCCAGTATTAAATGTCAAATTACCAACAGTAGCTCGCATATTTAATCCACCTGCTTCTCCATTAATATAACCGTAGTTTGTACCTCCAGCATTTGAGAATAAAAGTATACCTCCTGTTGTAGCGTTACCAATATCTAAGTGAGTATAACCTCCAAAGTTTTGCGATATTACACTTGTTCCGATTCCTACTGCTCCACCGCTTGTGATTCGCATACGTTCTGCACTGCCTGCTCTAAATATTTGTGCTCCTGCGTTTTCTATTGAAAAATCGGCAGTCCCATTATTAGCATATAAATATGTAAGATTAGCTCCAGAAGTTAATACTAAAGAAGCTCCAGTAGCACCTGATATATTAAGACCTGTATATGTACCACCAGCTGTTACTGGCGCACCAGTTGTTCCAATTCCTACGCTTCCACCTCTTGGATTTAATAATATATTATAATAATTATTTAAAGCACTTCTATCAGTTGCTTGAATCCAAGTATTTACACTATTAATACCAAAGTCTAAAACTGCGTTATCTCCACCTCTTATTCTTAGACCAGCATTTGTTTGTGACGTTCCAGTTGTAGCAGGTAGTCCATTTACATTTGTATTAATATATGCTTCTACACCACTAGAATCTGTACCGTTTAATAGTAAACTTGGTGCAGTTATGCTACCTGCAAAAGTAGTGCTACCACCCTGATTTAAAATAATATGATTTATGCCATCCGTATTATTACGAATAATCAAATCGCCTTGATTTCCACCGATTAAGTCCCCTCTGTTAGTTAAGAATCTCCACTCTTTAGAAGACTGAATAGATAAGAAGGTGTTGTTTCCGTTTGCCCCTGAGCTAATGATTTTTAAACCAACCGTTGCAGCACCCACAACCTCTAATTTGCTTTGTACATCTGAAGCCGAAGTCGCACCGATTAGCAATGCACTCCCAGTGTCGTAAAGTAAGCTATTGCCTATCGCTGAAGTCCCCGTGAATTTAGGAAGGTAGCTAGTTGTTCCAGTTCCCGTTACTGGGTTTGTTAAAGCGTTTTGCTTGCCGTTAAATGTATTCCAATCCGTAGAACTCAAAGCACCGTTTGTGCTTGAGCTTGCTAAACCTAAAGATAATACTTGAGTGCTTAAAGAAAGACCGTTTGCAGTTCCAATAGTGACTGCGTTATGAAGGTCGCTAGTTAAGGCAAACGTTCCCGTCGCATCTGGAAAACTATAAGACCTACCAGTAGATGGAAAGATTAAATTTTGGTTTATATTACTATTTCCAAAATTATAGCTTAATACATTACCACTGCCTCCAGCAAATAAATTTACATAACCAGTTTTAGGCGAATAACTAGAGTCTTGTTTAATGTATAAATCGCCATCGTTAATTACGGAACCGCTAAAGGTTTTATTGCCTGCAATAGATTGTGAGCCAGTCAAAGCCATATAGTCCGCCCCGTTTGCTGGGGTGTAACCTAGTACGGTTGCAATGCTTTTATTTTTCCAAAGGCTAGTAGATGATTCGTAAAATAAGCCATCATTATTTGAAGGAGTTTGAGCCGCTACATTATGAAGTTCGTCTAGCTCATATCCGTTTTGGATGTTTACCTCTATTTGTCCTAATGTAGGGTGCGCTCTAGTTACAATACCAATGTAAACCAAGTGAGCTGGCGCATATTGTTTTGTAGTTGTATAAGCTCCAGCCGTAGTAGATGAAAGATATAATTGAGCACCCTCAGTAAATGCCGAAGTATCTAAGCCAGTTAAATCGCCTACACATACCACGTTTCCGTTAGCGTTGTTTGCGATGTCCGCCTGAACTAAGCCGAATGTTTGTGCGCTTGTCGAATCGCCTACAGCAATAGCTTTTGAAACCGTAGGCTTGTTTCCCGTTGCACCTGAGATATAAACGACCGTGCCTTTAGTCAAAGTCGCTCCCGTTGTATTGCGAACCTCACGAGTCAAAGTGCCAGCCGTTCCAATTGTAGGGAATGTAACTAAAGAACCATCTCCTGCAATGTATTGAGTTGTGTTACCCGTTGCAGTTATTGCTAAAGTTCCTGAGTTAGTAATCGGAGAGCCTGAAACACTAAACGCACTCGGAACCGTCATTGCTACGCTAGTAACCGTACCCGTATTTGACGTGTATCCGTTCGGATTTGATGCAGGATAATAAGTTGTATTGTCGTAGCTTATCGTCGTTCCTGAAGCCTTTACAAAGCCCGTACCGTTTAAATCGTCTTGCTTTGCATTTAAAGCATTTTGTAAGTCAGTTTGGTTTGATAGTGTGCCAGTGATTGCACCCCAAACCGCATCCGACGAAGATACTTCTACGTAAACGCTACCGCTCCAGCGATAAATTTTATTTGTGTCTAATGTAATGTAAATCTTGCCCGTTTCGCCAGTCGCAGGAAGTGAACCATAATTAGCCACCTCGATAACATCGTCCACGTAGCTAGGCAATTGAGATGAAGGAACTTTGCCATCCCCATTTAATGAAGCGTAACCGTTTGCAATTCCCTTATTTGCAGCATTCTCAGGAGTGAATCCAAGCGCATCTGTTACATCGCTTGAAGTAATTTCTGTTAAATAGGTATTTGTGTCAATCGTGTAGCTATTATTTGCCGTCTTTTTAAGCAATCCAAACGTTCCGCTAAGCGCAGCGATAGATGTTAAATCTCCATCTAATGGCTGTTTGTTATTTAAAGCAGTTTGCGTAGCTGTTGAAATTGGTTTATCTAGGTCAGATGTGTTATCTACCTGAGCCAAACCAACCATTGCCTTCGTAATACCGCTAACGGTTCCAGTAAAGGTAGGGGAGTTGATAGGAGCTTTGAGATTTAAAGCGTTTTGTAAGTCAGTTTGCTCGCTTAAAGTACCGATAATCTGCCCCCAAACTGCGTTAGCCGTTGCTGAAATCTCAGCATAAGCCGAGCCAGTCCATCTATAAAGCTTATTTGTATCTTTAGCTAAATAGAAATAGTCGCTAGACCCAGTCGTTGGGAAATACGCAAGGGTGTTAAATTGCAAGATATTAACCTCTCCACCTGAGCGTAATATATTAATCTCAATTAAAGTAGGAGTAACGTTTAAAGTTACATCCTGAGTCCCATCCGTAACATTAATATCGATGTTATTCTCGTTATTAACGTAGTCGACGGTTATATTTTCTACTATTACGTTCTGGGTTGCCGTAACCGTAACCTCCTGAACCGTAGTGCTTACATCTAATAAGACGGTTTCAACGGTTTCAGTAACCGTTATATCAATTGTTTGGTCATTAGGCTGTGCCGAAACGAGAATATTATTCACGAATTCGGTTACCCCGATTGTAATATCATCCATTGTTATCGAGTTATTTCTGGTAGAATGTTAAATGTCCCTTGTACGTAAGTTTTCACGTCTCCGCCTGATAGCGTAAACTGAATATCGTAGGAATAATTAAACACCTCAATATCAATAATCTGTTTGTTAATTTTAAATTGCCCTAAAGAGGCATTTGTAATGGTAATACCAGCTGAAGAAGCCGAAGTTAAAGATAGAGCCGCAGTCGCATCCGAAGCACTCTTTCTTAATTGCATTCTAATAACGGCACCAGTAAGATTTACGGCTACGTTATTAATCTTCAATTCAAAGGCTACTTGGTCAAAAGTGTCTCCTTTTATATGCGTGAAATTAAGACTCATTTTGTATTTTGTTTAAGTATATTTTTAACTTTTTTACGTTTGATTTCTTAGGCTTATAAGTACCAGCCACCGAAGTCCGACTTTTTATCTGGGTGCATATCTGCATTTGAGTTGGTATTATATTCTGGATATGAAGACTGATTAAAACTCATGTAATCAATAAACCTGCGGGTGTAATGCTCCGCAATTGAACGCTCTTTTTCTACTAAGTAATCTACTTCGCCTTTATCTACATTTATGCTATTTTCGCTATTATGCTTAAAAACTCCTTTATTAGCAATTGTATAAGCAGCAAAAGGCAAGAACTCAACCATAGACCAGTGGATAACCATTGGTTTAATATAAACGTTTAAAAGCATAGTATAAGGGCTAGTTAAATTAGAAGCCACAATACCGTCGTTTATTTTATTAAATAGCTTAGTTCCTAAGTATCCCTGAATATGAGTATCCTGAGCAACCTTAACCCATTGAATGAATTTATCTACGTCCACGTTACCGTTTACGGCAGTGAATTTTACAATATCATCACGACTAACAAATAATGCTTGCGCCATTTTATTTTATTTTAAAAATCCTTGATTTGGCATATCGATAGGTCTAGTGTATACTAGTTTACTATCTTTTTTATAATTTTTTCCATCTGCTTTATCAAATGGGTTAGGTAAGATCTCTCCTGCTTTTCTTGCTTCTGATGGAGTTACTTTTTGAGCGCCTTTCTTTCTAGGATCTGTAAAACGTTTGTAAGTTTCTCTAGACCAAAAATGATGACATGCTCCGCCTCCTTTGTATAGAAAAATATCGTAAGTATTACTTCCTTCTGGTCCCCAACCTGGATTAGTAGTTGTCTTTTTACTCATCGCCTCTATATCCTCTTTTCTATATAACTTGTTTAAAGAAGTCATTTTTTTACAAAACTCTCTAGAATCAGGACTTGTGTCGCCTGAGTATCTATATCTAGAAATAAAAAGTTTACCATCTAATGAACTTTTAAGATCTGGTCTTGCCACTCCTGTAGTTACAAATTCCCATACTTTAGACATTAAAGACTTTTCTTTGCTGTTAAGCATATCTAATTCCGCATCTAAGCGAGCTTCTTCCTCATAACTGACTTGTCTACTATCAACTAGTTCCCATTCGTCTAGATCTAGTTCTTCTCCAAACTCATCTAAATTTAATTCGTCTAAATGAGATGATAATTTTACCCCTGTTTCTTCTTCTACTGCTGCAGCATCCATAACAGGATTTTGATCAATAAATTCTAGAGGTTGCAAAGTCTTAAAGTAAAGTTTTAGGCTTATAGAATTAAAAGCAAGAACTTTATCAATAACATCTAAAACTGTACCTTGCTTAGGTCTAATTGTCATGTTATCAAACAAAATAGACGCATTCATTAATTCATCAGCATTAGAACTAAATCCGTTGCTAGAAGGTATTCCAAAAAGTAAACCACTAGTAATTGAGTGACCTAGTAAAATCTTTCCACGTGATTCTTCACTTAAATAAGTGTAGTGAGCAGGTGCATCATTTAATGGAACATTGTCAATTGTAGTTCTTTTAGTCTCATCGCTATTAAATGAAACAACAATCTTAGCACCGCTTGCTCCTGTTAATTTACTCTTAACATCTGCCGCTTGTAATGCCATCTTTTCCTCATCTGGAACTCCGTTATTAAAGTTAATAACTGAAGTTGGAGAGAAGCCATTCTGTACATCGTTGATAAGGTAATCAGCTATTTCTTCCTCTAATTGAGTATATGGCAAAGCACCAATATAATCAACATTAGAATAGTATTTTTGTCCTACTGAATAATCACGAACGCAAAGAATTTCTAATGTTTTATCCCCATAACCAAAAGCCCCAATACGTTTTGGCACAAAGTTTTTAACATCTTGCCAGTTGTCGGAATAATAATACCCAGTAATTTCGCCTTTCTCATTGCATTTCTCGGCTCTAATTAATTGTGCAGGTGCGTGTTCAATTCTTACAACTGCATTTTTAGCCTTGTTATAAATTACTTGAAAATACCCTTGACCTAAAAGTTTATAGTCCGTAATCACGCACTTCAATACCTCTGGTCTAAATAACATTTTCATCTGAGCGTATTCGTTCGGCTTCTTATTAGAATCCGTAGCATCTAGCCCACGACCGTATATCAGTTTAACAATAGAATTAATAACCGAATTGTTTGTAGTCGAATTATTATATCTATCTATTAGGTACTGAAAATAGTCGTTATCATCGCCAAATTGTACCCAAGCTTCTTTGTTAGATTCTTTGGATTGAGGTGGCTTATGCGATTCAAAATTGAATACGTGAACGTTACTCATAGAATATTATATTTTGGTCGTTTGCTACGTACACATCTTTATTAACCGAGTACGTATCGATTTCCTGATTTGTACAAAATATCTTGTCTCTGTGAACTAGATAGTAATCTAATTTATTATCTATTACACCGTAAAATTTTAACTCAACGTTGTAAACGTGACCTTGCTCAATAAAGTCAAAAACTAAATTAAAATAAGAATAATATGATTTTTTCTTTACGTTAATCGACTTAGTAGTAGTCTCGTTAGTAGTTTCGTTAGTAATAAATAGATAGTTTGCGTCGCTTAACCTTGTAGGGATAAACGTAAAACGCTGAACCATGCTATTTTCTTTTAGAATTACCATATCTTATAAACGCTTTTTAATATGTTTTGTTTTTTAAAACGAAAAAGGGGAAGACATTTGCTCCCCCAATTTCAAACCTCAAACAACAAAAATCTAAACTCCAGTAGTAATTGTAAATCCTGCAGTAGTTAAAGAAGTAGTTAAGAAGTTAGCTGGCACTGGCTCTTGTCCAGTTAATACCAATGTGTAACCACTTAAATCTCCCATCGCTGCTCCAGTTACGATAGTACCGCCAGAAACTTCCATGCCGTGCTTTAATCCAGCGTAGAATAGGTTTCCATTATTGTCCTCTACAATAACCTGAGGACGTCCGTAAGACAAAAGCTTAATTTGCTTATGGTCTACTACAGACAATTTCTTTAATGTTAAATTTAAAGTTTGCTCGAAAAACGAGGTTCCGTTTTCACGGCTAGAAGTAATAGTTTGCTCGAAAGAACTATTACCTTTAAGGTCATACTTATACGCTATTGGTGTACCAGCTACTGCAGAGATAGCGTCGGTGTTTGTAACGTCGTAAGTATATCCGGTCGCATCGCCCCAGTTTACAAAGTATACGGCTTTTAATCCACCGTTACTTGTTTTACAAGGCTCAATTCTCCCTAAAGAAATATCGCACATATTGATTAATTTAAAAGATTTAAAAATAAGCACCCCGAATTAACGAGGTGCTATTAAACGCTATTAGTTAGCTGAGTTAGTGATACCGTAAGTAACGATATCTTCTACCGCTCCATATTGAACGCCAGCAGTCATACGCATTACTACACGTACATTTTCTGAACCATCAATGTCAGCCATATCAATAACTTTTACAGAAGAAGAATCCATATCTGCAAGAACACCTGTACCAAAGTATAAGTTATCTTTGGTAGTAGCTACTGCTTTGTTAGCGCCTAAACCGTTTGCTACAAAGATTTTAACACCATCAAATGATAATGATCCGTTATTGTACCATTGAGTTCCTAAAGAGTTAGTACCATTAGCACCTAAACCTGAAGCACCAAATCCACCTAAAGCACGAACATAAGCGCGAGCCATGTTTTGAGATACATAAATATAAAGACCTTCGTTTCCGTAAAGAGCAGCAGGGATTGCATCAACAATTTTTCCCATTTCAGCAACAACGTTAGCAGCAGTAACTGTAGTACCAGCAACTTCTTGGGCAGCAGGTAATGCAGCATCAGCAGCTAACAAAGTAGCAAAACCGTCAAACTCTCCTGCGTTAGCAGTAACACCAGACCAAATGTTAGTCTCGTTCTTAGCAGCAACTTTAGCAGCAACGTGAGCTACTAAGAAATCAGCTAATGAAGTTGGTAATGTATCAAATGCCGCGTATCCTTGTTGTGCCGACAACCAGTCGCTGTGGAAATCTTTTTTGCACAATTGTAGGTTAACCTGAAATTCTTCTGGTTGTAAAACTCGCTCAACCACAG